GGTGCCAACGGTCGCCCCACCGGCTCCCGCGAGATACAGGAAGCTCTGGCAGGTGCCGTCCGAGGCCAACCAGTTATAGGTGCTGGTCAGGCTATTGATGGTGAGCGCGGGGCCGCTGGCGGGGACGGCGATCCCGACGTTACCGGCGGAGGAGAGGCTAACCCGCGGGACGTTATTGCTACTTAAATAAAACGGGGTCGCGCCGATCGTGCCGATCGTTGATTGGGTCGCATCCACATACATCTGGAAGTAGACCGTCGAGTAGCCGTTGTTGATAAACCGAACGACGCTCGGGTTATTGGTGTTCGTGTTCCCCAATATGTCAAAGCAGATGTTGCTGGTCAGGTCCCCGCCCTTGATTACCGCCGCAGCAGTACCGGAGAAGTTACCCCCGGTGACAGAGAGCCCGTTCCCATTCGAGGTCGGTGCGGCGATCGTGACCCCGCCCCCGGCCCCGATAGTCAAGCGGATAGTGTTCTGGGTGCCAAAAGCCATCAGGGAGTTGGCGTCCTGCATTACCAAGTACATCGAGCCCAGATGGTTCAGGCCCAGGTACCCGTAGGTCGCGCCCGCGTTAGCCGAGAGCCCGATCGTCATATCCTGCCCGGTGGGGGCAGCCCAGTTACCCATCCCACCGGGGCCGGCGTTAAGGTCTAGCGTGCGACCGCTGGAGGGGGCGGGGATAGTGACGTTGCCGTTCGAATTTACATATAAAGCGTCCCTACCGCTGCTACCAAGTATCAGCCCCACGGTACCGGCTGGGGTGCCGCGCCCACCGTCCCCGAAAAAGATGTACCCTTGCTGCGTAACATCTACAACCTTTTGCAGGCGTGTGGAGGCATTAGTCCAGGAAGAACCCGCGGTCTCGCGGTAGCTCTGTACCTGTAGCTGATCATAGTTATTGCCCGTCGAATTGAGGTTGATGAGGGTGCTGTAGTTGCCCACAGCGGCCCCCAGTGTCGCGCCCCCGCACCAGAGCGTCGGCGTACCCCCGGTCACGCCGTAGACGGATAAGGTAGCGCTGCCGCTGGCGGCGGCGCCTAAAGTTATTGCCCCCGTGCTGCGGGATATGAAAAGTGGGTTTCCGAGATAGGCGCCGTTGTCGGCATAGCGGTAGATACCAATGTCCGAGCCCGCGTTCGATCCGCTCTCGGCCGTGGTGTTGCCCATAGTCATCTGCCAGCGGGCGACGCCGGAGGTGCTCCCCTGTATTGCTCGGTTGGTCCCGGAGGCGCCGTCCATGCGGACGAACCCATCCCCGGCGGTAGCCCCGGAAACCAACAGCCCGATCGGGTTCGTGCTTACGTTGTTGACGGTGAGCGCGACCCCGCTGGCCGGTGCCCCGACGGTCATGTTCCCGTAGGGCGTGATCGCCAGGAACTGGGTCGGCGTGAGCGCGCCCCCGGCGGAGCCGCTCGGGGCGGACTGGAAGATCAGCCCGTTGGTGTTCATCCCGAGGACCGAGAACGTGTTCGTGGTCTTGCGGTACCAGCTCGACCCGCTGTAGTAGCCGTTGTAGACGAGGTTGACGCCCCCGGCGTCCCCCTCGACCGCGCCCGTGGTCCCCAGGTCTATCGCGGTGTAGGGCGAGCCCCAAGGGGCCACGGTCGTGCCACGGAGCACGAGGCTCGTAAAGTAGAGGTTGCCGGCGTCGTCGACCGAGATCGTCTTGCTGGGGGTGAAGAGCGCCCCCGTGTTGAAGGGGTTTACAACGATCGCGCCCGTGGCCGCCATGCTAGAACTGCCCCAGCTTGTAGAGCCGGTTCAGCGCGAGGTCAAACGTCGGCCGGTTCATCGAGGGGTTCGTGCAGGTCTGGCTCCCGTTGAGGAATTGCTCGACCGCAAACAGCTTCCACCCGATACGGAACTCCCCGCAGCGGGAGCCGCTCCAGTTCCAGCGCCATATCAGATCGAAATAGATCGCCCCGTCCTGCTCCGCAAACAGGTGCCCCCCAACCCGGTAGAACACGAGCCCGGGGTCCCCGTAGCGCAGGGGGGGCGCGATCGCGCTAAAGAGCCCGTAGCACTGGTTACGGACCCCGAGCCAGTAGAGGGTCTTCACGTACCAGCCGTAGCGGGCGTACACCGCGGCCACCTGGGGTTCGTACATCCCCTGGTCAACCCCGGGGTCGTCATAGGTGTTGAGGAACCGGGGGATGTAGGCGGTGCTGCGACCGCCCCGGGTCAGGACCGCGGTGAGGGCGAGAGCGGCCGCCACCATCAGGGGCGCGAGCGGGAGCGCGGCCACGACGAGCGCGGCGGTCGCTATCCATTTGCCGAGGGCTATGAGGTACCGGGTTGCGGTGAGAGCTGTCATAGGGTTCTGTTATCCACCATACCGTAGATCGACCCGAGGGGGTTGTTTGGCCCAGCGGTCCAGTTGATCCCGTCCAGGGAGTAGTTCAGCGGCCCGGCGGTGTTGGGGGTCGCTATGAACCGGCCGCCCGCGTAAAAGACCGAGTTATAGATCTGACTGGTTGCGAGCGTACGGGCGGTCCAGGTGAACCCGTCCGGCGAGCTGTAGCAGGTCTGGGTCGTGCCCCCGTTGTTTACCGACACGAAGAGTCCGGCCCCGAACGCTATCGAGCCCGCGACCGTGGCCGACGGGGTCATGCTAGTCCAGGTAACCCCGTTGTTGGTCGAGTACTCTCCGGACGATCCGTTAGATCGAACGAAGGTCCCGTTCCCATAGGCCCCCGCGCGGTTTCCCGCCGCCGTCGTGTTCGCTCCGGTCTGCGCCGTCCAGTTGATGCCGTCGGGGGAGTTGGCCCGCGCCGTCGAGGCGCCCGCGCCAAGACAAAAATAGCCCCCACCAAAAATGAGGTTTGGCCAAGAGAGGAGGCCCCCCGGCACCGTACGCAGGGTCCACGTTATGCCGTCCGGGGAGGTAGCGACGGTGGAGACCGCGTTGAACGTGTCGGTAGCCACAAAGAGCCCGTTCCCGAACACGATCTTGCACCACCGGCCGGCGTAGGGCATCGAGGTGGCGGTCCAGTTTATGCCGTCCTGGCTGATTGCGGCGACGTTGCTGTTGTTGTTAAGCCCGGAGACCGCGACAAAGCGCCCGTTACCGTACGCGAGCTCGCAGTACTGGTAGGTCGCCGCCGGCACCGATACGGTAGTCCACGAGGTACCGTCCGCCGAGTACATCCCGTTCGCGGCTATCCCCGCTACGGCGGCGACCGTGGGCGGCTGCTTGACCGGGATGACCGAGAAGCTCATTACTGTACGCCCTTCAGAAGGGTGGCCACCCAGGTGCTGTCGGCGCTATCGTAGGCCGCGGTCAGCATATCGATCGAGTTCGCAGCGGTGGACAGCGAGGGGATGCTCCCCCCGTTCCAGCGGAAGCTCGCTGGCCATGCGACGGTGCGGCCGCCGGTAGCGTCCTGCTTGAAGCGGATCGTAATCCCCTGCCCATCGGCGGCGTTGTTGATGGTCAGGGTCGTTATGTTGCCGGTCATCACCACCCGGAAGGCGTTGCTGAGGGAGCAGTTGACCGTGGTCGTTGCGCCGTAGGTGAGGACGCTGGTAGGGGTCGCTGCCCCCTGCAGGGAGGAGACCCCGGAGTTTACCGTTAGACCGCTGGAGCTCGTGAGCCCCACCGCCGTGATCGCGCCGCTGGCGGTGATGCCGACGACGGAGTAGCTGTTGGCCGCATTGAGCGCGTTCGCGGTTGTGGCGGTCGTAGCGCTCCCCGCGCTCCCGCTGACGTTACCGGTTACGTTGCCGGTGAAGCCGCCGGTGGCGGTGATGCCGACGACGGAGTAGCTGTTGGCCGCATTGAGCGCGTTCGCGGTCGCCGCGGTTGTGGCGGTCGTAGCGCTCCCCGCGCTCCCGCTGACGTTACCGGTTACGTTGCCGGTGAAGCCGCCGGTGGCGGAGAGCGCGCCCGTGATGGCGAGACCGGTAGCGCTAAAGGTCCCGACGATGTTGGCCGAGAGCGTGCCCCCCACGTGGATGTAGACGTTCTTGCCGGCGGTGGCGGTGCCCAGCGTCAGGTTGCTCGATTGGGTATACAGGTAGCCATCAAGGGCGCCGCTGATCGTCCACGAGCCCTGGGAGAACCCCGAGCCGTTAATACCAAAATTGATATAGTTCGTCGTGTCCGTGCCGGTGTCGGCGGTGGCCACGAAGTCGCTCGAGGCCGCGTTACCGCCCGAGGCGTTGCGGGTGTCGTGCGAGAGGTAGTTGTTGATCAACCCGGTGGACTCGAAGAGCGTGCTCGATAGCGTAATCGCCGAGCTCCCCTGGATTGTCTGGGTCACGACCCCGGTGGCGGGCGCCACCGAGAAGAACGCGCTGAAGGTCGGTGCCCCCGTGCCCTGCGAAACAAGCACCTGACCGGTCACGCCCGAGGTGAACGAGGGCAGGAGCGAGAACCCGTTGGCGATGGATACGAACTCCGCCCGGATGGTGGCGCTCAGCCCGGAGGCCCCGGTGGCGGGATTCCCCGAGGGGTTGTAGTAGGAGTTGCTCATTAGCGGATCCCTCGACGTATCGTGTAGTGGATCGTTGCGGTGTTGATCGTAAAGGGCTGCAACAGATCGGTGTTGGAAAGGATGTAGAGCGAGATGTTCTCGGCGGTACCGGCCATCTCGATCTCCTGGGGCGCGAGGTTGGTGCCGTCCCAGGTAAAGCTATCCCACGTAAAGCTGTCCCAGAACGCCTGCGTAAACGGCACCGCGTAGTTCGTGGTGCCGGGCTGCCCGACGGTCGAGAGCCCGTACCCCAGGCTGTAGCTGGTGGAAAAAAAGCAGTACTGGGAGCCGGAGATCTCCAGGCTCGTCTTGCGGTAGCGCTTGAGGACCCGGTGGCTCTTCATCGAGTTGAACACGAACTGCAGGAAGGCCTGGATCGGGGAGCCATCGAAGCTCGTGCCCTTCTCGAGCTGGTACACGTAGCCGTTGCTCGATCCAAAAAACAGGAGCTGCTGCCCGGTCACGGGGTCCACCCCGTCGCAAACAGTCAGCACCGGGTTGGGGAAGGCGAGCGGTATGCAGCCCGCGTACTGCTTGTTCAGGAAGGTGGCGCTCAGGCCGTAGCCGTCGCTGAAGAACACCCGGTACTGGCTCTTCTCCCGGTCGACGATCGCGCAGGTCACGTTCTGCTGGTGGGCGTCGATGAAGGGCTTGATGTTCATCGTGACGTAGGAGGGCTCGAAGTTCCCGTACTGCAGGGTTGTCGTCATGCTCGTGATCCCGCGGGTCTCGAACATATAGACGTCAGCGAGGTTGGCGGCGGTGTTGAAGTACGCCCCCGCCTTGATGTTGTAGGGCACGAGCTGGAAAGTCGACTGGGAGGATCCGTACAGGATATAGGTGTAGTTCTGGCTGAAGATCGCGAGCGCGCCCGTAGCTTGATTGCCCGGGAGCGGCATCAGGTTGGTTATGTTTTCCTGGAGCAGTATCTCGGCCCCGCCGGAGAGCGGGGTCCATTGGAACGGGAGCCCCAGCCCGCTGATCTGCAGGCTGTTCTGGATCCCGACCAGGAGGTAGTTGAGGTGCTTGCGCGCGACCTGCGGGGTGTCGGGGACGGACCCGGTAGTGATCGGCGCGTAGACCCCGAGCGGGAACGCCGTGGTCGGGGTCGGGTCGAAGGAAAAGGCCCGGTCGACCCCGCTCGCGCCGTAAGCGACGTTGGTGGTGCTCGTGCCCCCGCCAAAGGCGGCGACGTCGATGACGTACTTGCCGCTGGGGGCGGGCGCTATAACGGTGGCCAGGGAGCTGGCGGTCGCGACCGTGACCCCGCTGATCTGGAGCAGCTCCCCGTTCACGAACCCGCTACCCGTCGGGGTCCCGAGGATAAAGCGCCCGGTGCTGCCCGCCCAGAGTGGGAGCCCGGAGGTTACGCCGCCGGTCTGGTTGATAACCGCGGCGATCACCGCCGCGGTCCCCGAGGTGGCCCCCACCAGGGCCTGCCCCACGACCGGGGTCGTCGTACCGACCGCGGAGGAGTAGGAGAGCTCGCGCCCAAAGGGCACGAGGGTCCAACCGGTGGAGCTGGAGACATAGAGCGCGACCGCGGTCCCGCCGGCGTTGTTGCGGAAGGCGTAGGTCTTGCCGTTGATGTAGAAGACACCAAGGACGCTACCGGAGCCCGGCACCACGGCGATGTTCTGGCGCTGTACGTTGGCCGCGCCCGCCGCAAAGAGCGCGAGCGTAGAGGGGTCCGAGATACCGGGGTTGACGGCGACGACGTTGCCGGTGGAGACCGCGCCCACCTTGAGTGCCTCCCCTGCAAGGAAGGGGCCCCCGGAGGTGATGACGATCCCCGCGTAATAGAGCCCGTTCAGGGTCGTGGTGGCGCCGATCGTCGCGACCGTGCCGCTCGTCTGCCCCGTAATGACGGAGAGGTTTGAGATCCCGACCAGGGTGCTGATCTGCAGGTAGCTGGGGGCGATCGAGCTCGGCGAGGTGTGCCCGTCGAAGCGCTCGTAGCCCTGGATGCGGGAGTAGCCCCCGGTGATGCTGATCTCGTAGTTCTGCGCGTTGCGAACGTAGCCCGAGGGGAGGTTGAGCGTGGGGGTGAGCTGATCCAGCCCGCCCTTGAGGTCGACCCGGTCGTAGGAGACCTGGGCCCAGGATCCGGGGCGCGCCATTAGCGGGGGTCCGTCGCGATCGGGGGGCCGGAGCCCATGACCGGAAGCTGATCGACGTAGAGCTGGTTCATCATCGGGGTGAACTCCTCCTCAGCGCGGGCAGCGACCTCGGGCGCGGACTCGAAGCCGGCGTACTTGCGCATCGTTTTGTAGACGAGCAGCATGTGGTAGTTGGGGGGCATGAGGGGGGTGTCGGCGTCGAGCGAGAGGGTCTGTGGCGCGAGCCACGCCTCTACCGTGATGGTGTACCCGGTAGCGTCCGGGATCGGACCGAACCACAGGGACTTGTCGGGACCGACGCTGGCGATGACGGGGCGGGTGTAGTTCGAGAGCTGGGACGCATACATATAGATATTGCGGAAGTCGTCCCAGGGCATGAAGCTCTGGATTTGCTCCCCGTTGACCCCCTGGGAGGTCGGGAAGCAGCGGAAGCTCTTGCGCACCCACTGGTTCAGGGTGTATGAGGCGAGCGAGCTACCGGTCGGCAGGGACTGGGTCCCTTCGTATACGGTAGCTGTCGAGAAGATGGTGGTGGGGGTGTACTGCTGGACGTTCGTCGAGGTCTGGAACTGCAGCCACGTGCGCAGGAAGTTCCACTCGTACTGTTCGTTCTGGATCTCGGTCCAGGCGTCGTTGACCCAGTTGATGAACCGGGTCGTCTCTCCGGCGGCCGGGTTCTGCAGAGTCGTAAGCGGCGCCAGCGCGCTACCACACTCCGAGATGGCGCGGTTTACGATCTGCAGATAATTCATAGGCTACCTCGTTGTCTACTGTTTCTCCGCCATGATGTGGTCAAGCCACTCACGGCCGATCGGGTTGTCGTCGCGGATTATCTCGAAGGGGTACGCCAGGGCCGCGGTCTCGACCATGTCGTAGCGCTCCAGGTCCGTGGGGTGCTGGTTCTGCTCATAAGTGCTCTCGATCATCCGGGCGAGCACCTCGACGTACTTGCGCTTGAGCGGGGTCGGTACCCCGCGGAAGACCGGCTGGGTCATTCCGTTGACGGACAGGATCACGTGCGTTGCCGCGTTCTTGTCGGTTGTCTTGTGGAGCTTCACGATGACGATCTCGTTCATGAAGTTCTTGATTGCCTCCTCGCGCCGGGCGAGCTCCTTGAGGTCTGTGTTTGCGGTGACGGGTTCAATCCGGTCCGCTTCCGTGACATCTATTGCCGGCGCCACGAGGCCGCTCTGGGTTTGCCCTTCCAGGAGGGTGCGTTTGGTGCTCATTTATTCCTCTAGTTGAGATTGAAAAAACAAGGGGCCCCCGAAGGGGCCCCTCGTACTGAACAGCCGGAAGCCGTTCAGGGGGTTACGGTTAGACCAGCGAGTTCGACGGCCAGCTGCAAAGCACCGTCTGGATCGGCGCCGTCAGCGAAACGAACGTGTACTGATAGTTCGTTACACCAGTCAGCGTCGGGAGCGCGGGGCCACCGGGGACCTGATAGGCCTGGGCCGCGGTCGTGACGATGCTGAAGGCCAGCAGGGGCACGACGTTGACGTTCCAGTTCGGCAGGTTGAAGGCCGGGTTGACCGTAGAGCTGTTGACCGTAGAGCCCGGTCCCGGGGGCGGGAACACGTTCTGGCTCGCGTCAACGACGGGGCCCTGGAACCAGTAAAGGTTCGGGGTGGCCGCGTCGTCGCAGGCTACGATGAACAGGCAGCCCTGGTAGGGGCCCAGGTTCTTCGGGGCGATCTGCTGCTGGTAGGTCTGGGTCTGGATCGAGGGGCCGAAGGCGGCGAGCTGGTTGGCGAACGCGGCCAGGGGCTTGACGACACCGTTGTAGTTCAGCTGCGCGGTACCGGTGGAGGTGACATAGAAGCCACCCGCCGCCGCCGCCGTCGAACCCAGAGCCATCGTGGTGGCCGGTACGAGTACCGAATAGCCACCGTTTGCTTCTCCGAGATTGTAGGACATTTGCTTTTTTCCTTATTAGGTTTGACCGAAGTTGTTCATCTGGTAGATGCCGTCCACCTCGTAGATGAACTGCCAGCTGGTGCCGGCTTGGTTCGTCAGTGAGGTGCCCCCCGTGAAGAGGGTCGTGGAGTTGGTGAGGATACCGTATCCGACGACTACCACCCCGTCCTTCGAGTCGGGCGGGGTGGGCCAGATGACCTGACCGATTTGGCTGAAGGTCTGACCGGGGTTGAAGAAGGTGTAGATGTTCGCGAACTTGTCGACCGCGTACCCGAAGACCCCGATGTTGGCACCCGTCGCCGGCACGTTGAAGCCGAAGAGCGAGTTGTTACCACCGGTTGCGCCGGTTCCGACCTGGGTCGCCGCCGGGAGCGAGATCGTCACACCGTCCACGATGTACAGCGAGGCCGCTGCGGTCGTGAAGTAGATGTTGGCGCCGGTGGATATCGTGGTCGTGAGCAGGGGCTGGTTCCTGTACAGGTAGAGGAACGCCTTGGCGACACCCCGACGGGTCGGGTCATCAAACACCTCTTGCAGTGCCTTGTGGATTTGACGCATGGTCTCATCCTCCCTTTACAGTGCCGTGACGCCAACCTCAAGGCGGGTCATCCAGGCCTCATTGAGGCGGACGGCCGCGAAGTAGGTCGAGGCGCCCACGTAGCCGAACTGGCCAAGCGGGTTGGCGTGCGAGGTCTGGCTCGCGCGCAGGACGATCGGCTTGATCGCGGCCATGCCCTTGAGCGCTACCTGCCCCCACGCGTCCTCGCCGATGATCATCAGCGGATAGACGTCGACGTTGGAGCCGCCGACGGAGAGGCAGCCGTTCAGGGTCGCCGCGCCCGAGGCCAGGAAGGGCCGGAAGAGCGGGGAGACGATGAAGCGGAAGTCCTCGGCGGCGCCGATCTCGCGGTCGTGGATGGGCTTGAAGCTGCCGTACTCCTCCACCCGCGTGAAGCCGGGCAGGTTGCGGATGTCGGCCACCGCGTCCGTGTGGGCGAACACGATGAAGGCGGGCTGGACCGGGCGGGTGCTGAAGTTCGGACCCGGGGCCAGACGCGAGGTGACGCGCTTGGCACGGTTGGATTCCAGCGTACGCGCGACCTTGCGCAGGGCGTTCAGGGTGATGATGCTGTTGACCGAGGCGCGGGTCGTTACGCCACCGGCGTACACGACGTTCGAGCCCGCCTTGAGCGCGCCGTAGCGAACGAGCTCCAGTACTTCGGCCATCGTCTCGCCCGTCAGTTTCTGCATCTCCGCGGGGACGTCGTCCTCATAGAGCTGCTCGACCTTGGAGCTGAACTTGAACAGGATACCGAACTGCTGCAGCGTGACGACGACGTCCTGGAACGTGATCGTGTTGCTGTTGGGGGTGACGCCCTCACCGAGGATGAAGTCGGAGTAGTTCAGGCCGCCGGTGCCGCCGGGGGTGGCGACGTAGCGGGTGTTGTTTTCCACCGAGAGGCCGGCGACGTTGGCGCCGAACGGGAGCGTACGACGGAACACGATCGTGTCCGTGGAGTTCATCGGCAGCTCGCGCTGCGTTCCGAAGTCCCCGAGCACCGTGATCGGTTCGGCGTGCTCCAGCATGCCCTGGGCGGCGCGGATCAGGTTCCGCGATGCGGCAGTGCCGTATTGTTGAATAGCCAAGATAGTTCTCCTTGTGTTTTAGGTTCGCGCCTTGCGAGCTTCCTCGCGGCGCGCTGCTTCTGCTGCCCAGATCTCCGCAGCCGAGAGTTCGCGCTGATCCTTGGGCGGCGGGGCCCCGGTCTTTCGGGCCGGAACCGCTGCCGCGGCCAAGCGCGTGCTGCGCTCCTGGGTCACGTTACGGTTGGCGTCCCGGACCTTCTGCTGGTGCGCAGAGAAGAGGTCCAGGGCGTGTATCGCGTCCTCCGCTGCGACGCTGGCGGTCAGCTGCTGGATCTGGCCCGGCTGCTGCTTCCACCAGTCGACGAACTCGGGGGAGTTGACGACCTGCTTGTAGTTCTTGTAGGCACCAAAGAGCTTTGCCTCCTCGACCGCGCGGGAGAACTGCTGCACAATACCGTTGATCTGGTTTTGTATCTCCAGCTGTAGCGGACTAAGGTCAACCGCCGGCGCCTCGTTCTTTGCGTGCTCTACCAGCTCCTCGACCGCGCTCCCCCACTCGGGGAACTCGTCCTTGAGCTTCGACCATTTGTCCAGGCTTGCGGACGCTGCCCGCACCGCCTGCTCGTTCGGCGCCCGCGCTACGCTTTGGGTCGCCGACTTCGATATAGCCAGTTCGCGTTGGAGCGCCTGGACTCGACCGTCGCTGCTCTTTACCTGATGCTGAAGGTTATCGACCAGGGACTTCAGGCTATCGACCTTCGTCAAAGCCTCCCGCAACTCGGCAGGTAGCTCGACCTGTTCCTCGGCCGGCGTCTCCGCGGGCCCAGGCCCGGTCTTGGCGACCGGGGCAGAATCCGGACTCGTCCGACGCTCGGACTCCTCCAGCCACGCTTGGGATAGCTCCTCCTGTGTCTTGATCTCTTCGTTACCATCCTGCTCTTGGGCAGTCGTGTTCTCGTCCACTTGTTCCTCGGCTCGGTTATTCAACCCCGCGGGGGCGGGGCACTATGTTCGGGATCCCATCGGGACTGGACTCAATCCCAGTCCGGGTGCGACCCCACTTGCCCCTGGGCAGCCATGTCCGGCTGCGCAAGGAGGTTCTTGAGTATCTTGATCTCGCCACGAAGGACCTGGGTCTCGTCATGTGTCAGGCCGATCCGCTCGAGCTGTACCCGCTTGTTCTCGAGCTCGACCGTGACCCACCGCATGAGCTCGACGCTGTCGCCGCTCATCCAGTTCATGTTCAGGAGCCCGTTCATTGCGCGGTCCTCTCCAGGTGCCCCAGGCGCTGCAGGAGCGGGGACAGGACCACGATGATCTCGTGCTCCTTCTCGGCGACTTCCTCCGAGAACTCCCCCTTCTCCGCGACCGCCTTGATAAGGGTGTGCAGCCGGATGTGCAGGAGCTCGTGGATCGCTGTGTCCTCGAGGCTCTGTTCCGTCACCTCGGTGTTCCCGAAGTCGGTGCCGATGCGGTACTTCACCAGCTTGTGGACGTCCTCGAACTTGAAGACCTCCGCCATGAACTTGCTGGGGGTCGGGTCCTTCACGATCCGCCAGTCCGAGAGGTTTAGCACCCGCTGCCACGTCTGGATGCAGCGGTCGAAGAACTCGATGTGCTGTGCACCGAGCGGGTTCTTCAGGGGCTTGGGTTTCCTCAGTCTTGCTGGTTGCGGTGCAGGATCCTGTCCAGCTTCTCGTCCACCCGAAGGATCGCCGAGCTCAGCTGGTTGAACGTCCGCTCCAGGTCGTCCCGCCTTGCGTACTTTTCCGGTAGTTCCGCGTGCCACGTTGCATACTCCTTTTGCAGGGACTCGATCTTGGCGGCGAGGTCCCCGTCGGTTTTCTGAAGCTCCTTGAGCTGGGAGCGGAAGCTGTGAAGGATGAGACTGAGAACGAACCCGACGATGGGTAGTATCACCACCCCGATGAGCTCGATCCAGTCCCTGGTAGTTATGTCCATAGGCATCTACGCAAGAACGGTGAGGGTAAATCGTGGGGCCCCCGATTGGGAGCCCATGAACTGCAGCATCGCGGACGCGGAGTGCATGACAGCGGGCTGCTCGTTGAGGACCCCTATGGAAAGCCCAAAAATGAAGCAACCGTCCGAATCGATCTGGGGCCAGTTCCCCTTGTGTCCGAGAAGGATCCCGGTGTGGCCGGCGACGCCCTCGACCTCAAAGCTCTCGAAGAACTCCCCGAGGGTGTGGTTCGGGCCGTCCATGATGCGGCAGGGCTTGCGCACGCAGTCGTAGGACCCGGGCTGGACCTTCATGTCCCAGCTCCCCTCATCCCCTTGGTAGGCATGGGACCCGACAAACACGAGGTGCGAGCCCGAGGTCGTTTGCAGGTCCCCAAAGTACCCGTGCTCGTCGCAGCTTATTTTCTTGAGGATCACGTCCACCGGAATTACTCGGTGGCTTCGGCTTGGTCCGGGGCAGTGACCTCCGCGATCTCCTCCTTGGCCTCGACCACTGCCGCCGCCTTCACCCGGGCAAACAGGTCGCGGGCGTGCTGGAGGGAGAAGATCGACTCGATCTCCTGGTAGAGCGATAGGGCTTCGGCGGCTACCGCCTGGGCGTCGGACTTGGCTGCGGCTTCAAAGGCCGCAATCTTTGCGGTGATTGCTGAGAACATAGTTAGCCCCCGGTGATGTTGGGTTGGAGACGGGTGCCGATCAGCACCGCGTTCAGGACGGCGGTGCCGGTACCGTTACCGGCGCTGTAGGCCAAGCGCAGCCATAGGGGCCGCTCGTAGCCGTAAAAGATCTGGCCCGCGGTGTTGGCGGTCATCGTGGTTGCGGTCCCTGAGGAGCTCGCCACGATCGACCACGTTCCGGCGTTGGCGACGTTGCCGTTCTCCTCCGCCGCCGGGATATAGTCGTTGGAGCCGTAGAGCGAGAGCGTCGAGGCCGCGTCCAGCGTGGACGCGACCCCGGTAGCGAGGTTCAGTGTCGCGAACTGCACCGACCAATCGATCCACTCCGCAAAAGAGACCGGGGCCCCTATATCGCTCGTGGCGGCGGCGATGCCGGACCAGTAGCACCGAACGACGGACCGGTCCCCGGAGGTCGCGGCGCCCTTTCCGAAGTCAACTGTTGGGTTACGAGTGGCCATGCTTTACGCTCCTGGGGGCCCGGAGGGGGCGCTGGATTGGTCATAGGGCCCTGGCTTTGATGCGTCCGGGCTCGGGTTGGCGAGCTGCGCCTGGGTTTCCAGATGGTGCTTGGCGGCGCCGAGCTCTTTCTGGGTGTTGGTGTTGATAACGGTCTTGGCGAGCTCAGCGCGGATCTGCTCGAGGGAGACGTTTTCCTTGCTCGCGAGTGTAAGCATGAGGATCTCCTTCTGGGCCTGGAGCTTCTCGATCTCGACCGCGTGGTCGAGCTGGGCCTGCTGCAGGACGGTCTGGCTCTTGAGCTGCTCCGCCTGGGCGTTGGCCTGGGTGCGCTGGGCTTCGGACTGGGCCTTGATCTGCGCGACCTGGATCGCCGGGTTTTGCTGCTGCTGCGCGGCCTGCTGTTGGGCCTGCTGGCGCTGCTGGATCTCGGCGTCCGAGGCCATGATGTCCTGGGGGTCGATATGCTGCGCCTGGAGCGCCTTCTCGAACAGCTTCTTGAGATCGAGGAAGACCCCGTAGGTCGGGTTCGCGCCCGCCTGCAACAGGGAAAGGAAGGCCTGGTTCTGGATGTCGCGCACGAGGAGCGCGGAGCTACCCCGGGCGTCGATGCTGAAGTCCCCCTTGATTTCGTTCTTGGGGTTGTACAGCATGTTGTAGTCGTAGTACCGCCGGATGTGGGGGCGGGTGATGTCGTCGTCGAACTGCTTGACGAGCCGGCGGAGCACGACGTTGCTCGAGTTGAGCAGCATCTGCATCCCGCCGACGGTGTCGGGCGCGGAGCCCTTTTCGCCCTGGGCGAGCATCGGGACCGCGGTCTCTTCGTCCACCAGCTTCATGGCGAACTCAATGACCTTGATGAGCTCGTCCGCGTGGGACTCGAACTCGACCGCGGCGAAGGCCTGCTTGACGTCGGCGACGTCGTCGCTGGCATACCATATCTTGCGGGACGTAAGGTCCCAGCTCTGGTCTGCAGGCGTGATCATCCGGCGCTTGACGATAATCTGGGGACCGGCCGTGATCCCGAGGTTATCCATCAGCTGACGCCAGGAGCTGTTGATCACCTTTTGCTGGGCGCGCATCAGATAGGGAACACCGTACCCCCAAGGGGACCCGGTGACTTTTTCCCACTGATAGAAATCGTACGGCAGGTCGCCGTCGTCGAGCGGGTTCAGGAACGCCTTGACCACGGTCTCGTTGATCATGACGACGCAGGCGGACACTACGTCCAGCTCGTCATCCACATCGACATCAACGCCCGCGGCCGCCGCATCCTCCCGGTCGATCTCGCCCCAGTACTCCCAGACCTCGAAGTTCTTGTTCAGGTAGCTCACGTCCCGATCTTTGTCGGGCCCTTCTTGTGGCCGCTCGAACGTCGCAGAACGACGTGGTCCTTCCTGCAAGACCCGCCGGAGTTGATCTAGGTTGTACCCCGGCTGCTTGGCAAGCGCACGCACCTGCTTGCCCGTCTGAATACCCCGCTCAAATATCCCCTCCCCCTCGTGGTGGTTGTCACCAGCAGCGGGGTCCGTGAAGATATTGCGCGGGTCACGGTGGAAGCTGGCCGGAGCCAGCTCCTCCTGAAATAGCATCTCGTAAAAGGGCTGGCCCTGCTGGTCCTGCCCCTGGCGCCACGCGCGCCGGGTCCGGTTCGTTACGATCGGTCCCTTCATCACGCCCGTGCCGAGCACGACCGCGTCGTGGATCATCTTGCGCAGCTCGCCGTTGTAGTCCGAGACGTTGAGCTGCTGGTCGATCTCGGCCTGCATCGCATCCGATGCTTGGCTCGCGATCTGGTGTATATGGGCAGCGACCTGCTTGACCTGCAGGGGCTTGCCGTCGTCCCCGATCATTGCCTGCTGCGTGCGGGGGTCCTTGGCTATCTCGCTGCTGCCCATTGCGGAAACGAGCTCCGGGATCGGCGTCGGCTGGATGCCCCAGTTCCGGTCGTCCGTCGGGAGCAGGATGTCGGAGAGCCGGGCCTCGGCGGCGTTGCTCTTTTGGCGCGTGAGCCCGATAAAGATCGTCGAGCGGGTGGGCTTGGCGTGGCCCTGCATGACCGGGAACCCCTGCTCAACCGCCTCCATCATCTGGCTGGCGGCCCGGTTTGCGTTGTCCTTCATGTGGTACTGGTCGAGGTCGTCGGTCCAGCGCTTGTCAATCCCCTGAGAATGGCGGGCCCGGATCCACTCGTCCCTCTTTTTGGCAAGGCTCCGCCCGAAGGCGTTGAGCTTGTCCTCCGGCACCTGCTCGGTGTCGGGGGCCGCAGACCCCTCCCCCTGGTTGGGGATGGGGTCCTCTGTGCTCGGGAAGTCCGGGGATCCGGTTTGCATCAGCCGCTTAGATCAAATGCTGCGCGTGGGTGATGGCGGCCAGGAGAACGCCCCCAAAGGCGCCGCCGAGCGCGGCCAGGAGCGCCAACGTATAGTCCGGCTTGGCCGGCACCAGGACGGTCTTCGTCTCGGGCTCGGCGGGGAGCTTGCTGGCGGCCGCCTGCTCCGCGGCGTCGCCCATATCCAGGGCGTGGCTCGTGATCGCGTCCACGTGGACCTGCAGCACCTTGAGCGGGAGCCCGGTGGAAAGCCCCTGCTGGATCGCCTGGGCGTGGCTGGCGATGACGTTCGCGTGGGTGGCGACGACGCCCTCCTCGGGGGTGATCTGACGGGGCTCGGGTTTGGGGCCCTCGATCTTCTCAGGGGCCTCGGTCTTTTCAACTTCCTTGGGGCTCTCTTGGTCGCTCATGTATTACCTCGTGATCTATGTTTTGGAAAAGAGAAGGGGCGCCAGCCGGCGCCCCTTCAACGTAGACAGCTCTTGAGCGGCTGCTTGAATCAATACCCCGTCTCGGGATCAAGGACCCCGAACGAGACCAGGGGCGTGCCCCCGATTGTTTTTTGCGGTGCCAGCTCTTGCTTGGAGCGGGCATAGCGGCGCATCATCATCGCGTACCGGACGGCGCTTATGACGTCGTCCAGGACCTTGACGACCTTACCGTCCTTGCGGTGGTAGGCCCGCATCTCCTCGAAGAACTCGGTGCAGGTCGAGAACACCTTGAGGCGCCCGGTCTGCATCCGATCGAGCATCTCGGTGATGCCGGCCTCGAACGAGAACGAGCTGATGTCGTTCTCGGTAAAGGTCGCGTGCTTGGGGACCATATTGAGCCCCGCGTCCTTGTACAGGTCCTTGAGCGCCCGCCCGGCCTGCTTGTCGTGCTGGAGCCCGTCATGGGGCCACGCGACCGGTATCCATGGCATTGGCGCCCGCAGGCTCGCGGCGTTCTCGCTGATCGTCGCCCGGGACCGCCGATAGGTCTTGAAGACGTAGATCGTGTCCGTATCGGCGTCGTAGGCGCACCAAGCGCCCGCGGTCGGGTGGTCGTACCCAAAGTCCATCCCCAGCACCCGTCCCCAGTAGTCGGGGATCTGGAAGGGCTCGACCCGGACGGCGGACTCGGCCACCGGGAACACCATACCGCTCCCCAAAACGGGGCGCCCGAAGGCGCGCGCCTCGCGTTCGTGCTCGGGGTATTGCGCGATGATCGCCGCCCGCTCCTCCGGGGAGTAGTGCTCGGCGTCGTCGATCGTCATTGTGACCAGCTCCCGGGAGGGCGCCCGCTCCCCCGTTATCGGGAGGAACAGCCGCACGACCTGGGAGGCGCCCAACAATGGCGTGAAGGTCATGGCTATCGGGCCCCCCGAGACGTTAGTCCGGGTAAGGGCCTCGAAGTATATGTCGCTGGGCGGCTCCTCGTCCATGAACACGTAGTCCACGGTGTCGGCCTGCCACTTGGTGCGCCCCTGCTCGTAGGAAGCGAGCTGGATGACGCTGTTCTCCCCGCTGGGGACGTGCTTGACGGTGATCGTTGCGACCGCGTCCTGCACCCCCTGGACCATCGTATAGCGCACCAGCTGGGCGTAGGGGATCGTCCCCGTGCCCCACTCCTCCTTCTGGTCCGCGCGCCCCAGCAGCAGCCGCTGCAGGCCGCGCTTGTTCAGGTCAAAGGACTCGGAGCCGACGATCCCGACCGTTGGTCGGTTAAACCGCCAGCCCTCCCACCAGTCCGGATAGAGCCCGGTGGCGTGGATCGCGATCTCGGCGGCCGCCGACAGGGTCTTGCCGGACTGGTTGGCGGCCAGGAAGCAGCGCTCGCGGAAGTGAGCGCCCGCGTTGTGGAACGCGATCTGCTTCTTGTAGGGCCGATAGGTCGCGAGCCAATTACGCTTGCGGTTCGTCTCGGCCAGACCCCACAGCTCGATCAGCTCCCGCTTCTCGTTGGCCGTCAGGTTGTCCAGGTTTATTGCCACCGGGTGCTCCAAGTTTGCTCAAGAGGTAGTTCAGCCGCGCGTCGGCGGTCTCGGAATCGAGCTCGACCTTGCCCTTGTGCTCGATCGCCTTGAGCTTGGGCTGGATGTACTGCAGGAGCTCGAGCTGGGCCAGGAGCTTGGTCTTGGGGTCGAGGTCGCCCCCCTTGAGGGCGGTGACGATCGCCTCCGCGATGTTAAGACCGTTGGGGTCCTCGCTCTCGCGCTCGAGCACGTCCGCCAAGAGCTGGAAATTCAGCCCCCGGCCGCGGCTCCCGCGGGTTGTGCGGCCGCTGCCGCCGATCTGGTTGGCCACGCTGGGCTCGTGAGCGGTGGACGTGGTATAGCCCACGGGCTTATCGCCCTCGCCGGTGGTGTTGAACTTGTTCTTGTGGTGACCGCGCTCCATCACTTGCCCAGCACCCGGTTGGCTTTTGCGTCTATCTTTTTCTTTTCGGCCATGCTGAGCTTCCCCTTCTTGACCATCTGGGTGGCGCGGGCCTTGGCGTTGGCGGCGTGGGACGCGTCAGGGACCGGGTAGCTCCGGTCGGGGCCGGCGAAGGTCGACGAGGGTAGCGCGTTACGGTAGTCGGTCGTGAGCTTCATTTTTACTACCCCCCTGCTTCCTTCGTAGGCCCAGGTCCGCGGCGAGCTGCGCCGATGGGGGCCGATAGTCCTCTAGGTAGCGCGCGAGCGCGCGCAGTATCTCGGGCCTGTCCTGGACGTGCCCGAGCGCTATGTTGCAGTTCCTGCACAGCCAGCCCCGGAACTCACCCGAGGCGTGGCAGTGGTCGTAATGGAGGAGCTCGCGGGACCCGCAGGTCTCACACCCCGCCGGCCGTGGCCGGGTGGCTTTGCTGTCCCGGGCTGCCTTTTTTCGGGCGTAGTGGACGCTCGAGTCGCAGGCCACGCAGTTACCGTTGGAGGTATACCGGGGCGAGCTGTGCCCGGCCTTGCGGCAGGGCTTGCCGGTAAGGTACTGGCGGGCGCCGGCGGCGATCGCCGCAGCCCGCGGTTTAAGCGTCGGCTTGGCTATACCCTAACCCTGGACCGGAACCTGGGCGCTGCCCGGGGCCCGCTCCAGACAGTTCCGGTATACGGCTACCCCGACGTCCTTGGGGGTGGCGCGCGACATATCCGGGGCGTAGATCGCGTCGATCAGGCGGTGCACGAGCGCTACGTCCTCCCGGTCGTAGTACACGCACTCGCTCCCGAGCTTCTGGCGGCAGGCTAGGATGCCGCGGTTGGCGGCCTCGTGCTGCGCCGCAACCAGGGCCCCGGCGTCACGCAGCTCCGTAACCCGGAAAAGGTCCGTGGCCAGGATCTTGCAGCCCGCGGGCTCCATATCATGGGCCGCCACGGGCTCCATGGTGCAGGAGGCCGCAACCAGGACCCACAGGAGGGCCAGTGCGCGTATGAGCTTCATGACAGGGCTTCACCCTTTTCAATGATGTACCGGGTTGAGGCTGGATCTGTCGCCGTTCTAAACTGGTCGGCGGAACCAGATACTGGGATTCTACCTTGGATTTTACTTTTGCGCTCGCGCGCCGCGGAGACCCGGTCCACCTTCTCCGAAAGCGCGTGGATCTGGCGGAGCTGGGTCTCGGCGTACATGCTAGATCATCCCGTTCTTGAGGCCGCCGTCGTTGCTGAAGCCCTTGACGGCCTTGGGCCGGCCGCCGCCCATGGCGCTGTTGATGGGGCCCGAACCGCTGTCGCCCTCGCCGTCGTCGTGGCCGACGATCGCGCCCTTGTCGCCCAGGTTGTTGTAGTCCTCGCTGAAGCTCTGGAAGGTGCTCTTGCCGCCCCCGAAGCCCTCGATCTTTTTGTGGCGGGTGTAGGTGTCCTCGCCGGAGCCGCTGTCGCCCTCCCCGTCGTTATGACCCTGGCCGATCTTGTTGTAGAAGTTGGACTTGTAGCGGCCAAGGATCTCTCCCCGGAAGCCGCCATCGGAGCTGTTGCCCTGGCCCGGGCGGTCGTTGTAGGCCGCCTGCCGGGTGTTACCCAGGCTGCCGCGCAGGTCCAGCTTGTCGCCGGTCGTGTCATAGTTGCCGGGCGCGCTTTCGCCCCGCGCCATGATGGGCATCGGGACCGTGTTCGGGGGGCTGACGCCCTCCGGCCAGGGGCCGGTTCCGCGCTCGGAGCGCTCGGCGCCGCCGCTCGTGGTATCGGAAAAGGAGGAGCGGCTGCCGGAGTATTCGCT